CGCTTCCCACAGTTTTATCCCACAGCCTGCGTCGGGTTGCTCCTCAGCATTGCCCTGTTTGGCCGCAATTTTAGTATGCCCAATTTTTGCTGTTAAACGCATTTACACAGTTTTATTTTTAGAACCCTTTAGTATGGATAATTATGCTGATTATTGCATTAGTTGCAATTTTTTATGCAGCGGTTGCAGCGGTTAATCATTTTGCAGGCACATCTGTAAGTGCAACTGGATTGATTGCTGGTGCTTTTATGGTTGCGCTTGCTTATATTGGCAATTTGTTTGTAAGCTTGTGGAATTTAATCGTCGATGTTGCCGCTGCCGTTTGGAACGTTATTGCATCGGTTGCAGAATTTCTTGCTAACGTGTTCGTTGACCCCATTGGTTCAATAGTTCGCTTGTTTGCTGGATTGGCAGACACGGTTCTTGGAATTCTCCATGGTATCGCAAAAGCTATTGATACAATATTCGGCTCAAACCTTGCGGACGCGGTGAGCGGTTGGAGAACTGGGTTGCAAGGCGCTGTTAATGACCTGGTGGGTGAAGCGAAAATTAAAGTTCCCAGGTTAAATGCGAGCGCGTTGTATATGGACAGATTTAAATACGGTGCCGCTTGGAACACAGGCTACAACGCCGGTGCAAACTTCGAAAGCAACTTTGACATTGGAAAAATTTTTGGCGATGCGTCAAAGAACCTTGGCACTTTCAGCATGGGTAATAATCTTGACGGTATTTATAAAAGTGCTGCTGATACTGCTGGCAATACAGCAGAAATGGCAAACACAATGGACGCTTCGGAAGAAGATTTGAAATATTTACGCGATTTAGCAGAGCAGGAAGTAATAAATCGTTTTACAACTGCGGAAATCAAAGTCGATATGACAAACCACAATACAATCAATTCGGAAATGGACTTGGATGGTATAATTAACTATCTTGGCGAAGGCATCTATCAGGCAATGGAAGTTGCAGCAGAAGGGGTGCATGACTAATGGCATATAGCGTTTACCTGGACGGTGTATTACTACCGGTTACACCGTCCAAAATTCAAACCAAAATAAAAAACCAAAATAAAACTGTTAATCTTATAAATGAGGGCGAAGTAAACATTTTAAAATCGGCAGGGCTAACTGAAGTGGCTTTTGAAGTGTTGATACCACAAGTAAAATATCCGTTTGCGGTTTATCCAAATGGTTTCAAAAAAGCTGAATACTACTTGAATAAATTCGAGCAATTAAAAACCAGCAAACAACCTTTCCAGTTTATTTGTTCACGAGTTTCGCCGTCGGGTGCGTTACTCTTTGAAACGAATTTGAAAGTAAGCCTGGAAGAATATGAAATTGAGGAAAGCGCCGACAATGGCACAGATATTACTGTTACAATCAGACTTAAGCAATATAAACCATACGGCACAAAAGAAATTAAAATTGTAACAATTCCAACTGCTACCGCAGTAAAATCAACTGCAACGATTACACAGTCAAGACCGACAGAATCCGCGCCAAAAGCAAAAACTTACACCGTTGTTAAAGGGGATTGCCTTTGGAATATTGCAAAAAAATATCTTGGTGATGGCGCGAGATACACCGAAATTTACAATTTAAACAAAGACAAAATAAAAAGCCCGAATTTAATTTATCCAGGGCAAGTTCTTACTTTACCAACTTAAAAGGGGGCGTAAATTATGATAGAACTTCTTATCCAAAACGGAAGTAAAATTTACGCGCCTATCGTCGAAGAAGGGATCGAATGGGAACTTGAAAGAAAAGGCGTTCCTGGAAAATTAACTTTTACAATAATCAATGACGGAAGTTTTAACATACAAGAGGGAAACGCCGTAAGAATGACGGTTGATAATACAAAATTATTTTACGGATTCGTGTTTTCGAAAAAGCGAAGTAAAGAGAATATGGTTCAAGTCACGGCTTATGACCAATTAAGGTATTTGAAAAACAAAGACACTTATGTTTATGCGAATAAAACCGCGACGGAAGTCGTTCAGATGATTGCAACAGACTTCAAATTGAACATTGGTACGCTGGAAGGCACCGGCTTCAAAATTCCGTCAAGGATTGAAGACAACAAAACCTTATTTGACATTATCCAAACTGCCTTGGATTTAACATTACAAAGCACTAAAAAAATGTATGTGTTATATGATGACTTCGGGAAATTGACATTAAAAAACGTCGAAAGCATGAAATTAAATCTTTTAATTGACGAAGAAACCGGAGAAGATTTTGATTATACGTCCAGCATAGACGGAGAAACGTACAACAAAATTAAGTTATCATACAACAACGAAGAAACTGGAAAAAGGGAAATATTTATCGCCCAGGATTCGAGTAAAATCAACGAATGGGGCGTGCTGCAATACTTTGACACTATTGATAAAAATGTAAATGGCAAAGCAAAGGCCAACGAATTACTTTCGCTTTACAATAAAAAGACCCGTAATCTTACTATAAAAAACGCTTTTGGCGATATACGGGTTCGCGCCGGTTCGGCCGTTATAGTCGCGCTGAACCTTGGAGATATAACAGTTAAAAACTACATGATGGTGGAAAAGGTAAAGCATACATTCGAAGAAAGCCGCCACACAATGGATTTAACATTAAGAGGGGGCGAATTTGTTGTATAACAGACAGGATGTATTCGCTGCGATGGGCGAAGCAGCATTGAGAGCGGTTGAAGCTTCCATGCCGTCGGGAATATTTTTTGGCACAGTCATTAGTACGTCGCCGTTGAAAATAAACGTGGAACAAAAAATGACTTTGGAAGCATCGCATTTAGTGCTCACTACTTTGGTGAGTACTTTTAATGTGAATGTGTCCGTTGACCACTTCACAGAAGAAACTGGCGGCGGTTCAGGCGACAACGCATTCGATTCACACAGGCATGAAATCAAGGGCACAAAAGCGGTTACAGTGCATCTTGGGCTTCAACCAGGCGAAAAAGTGATACTTTTGAGAGCACAAGGCGGCCAAAAATATATTGTATTGGACAGGGTGAGGTGATGAAATGATTCCAGTTGTTAATGATGATTTGCAAAATGATTTTGAATATGAAGAACTTCCAACAAAAACTTTTAAATTAGACATCACTTCAGAAGCCATATATGGATTCACTGATGGACTTGAAGCAATGAAACAAGCCATATACCTGATTTTAAATATTCAAAGATATGAATATTTAATTTATAGCTGGAATTATGGTGTCGAATTGCAAGATTTATTCGGGCAACCTGTGTCTTTTGTAATCCCTGAACTTAAAAGAAGAATCACTGAAGCATTGATGCAGGATACAAGAATAACAGACGTTAGTGATTTTTCCTTTGAAGTGAGCAAAGGAAAAGTTCACGCAACTTTTACCGTAAGCACAACGTTCGGCGATGTTCAAGCAGAAAAGGCGGTGGATATTTAATGTACGAATCTATTACTTATGAGGTAATTCTCCAGCGAATGATTAACAAAGTCCTTGAGCAAAACCCAAATATTGACACCAGGGAAGGTTCGATTATATATAACGCGCTTGCTCCGGCAGCGGTCGAACTCCAAAACATGTATATTGAACTTGATACGATTTTAAATGAATCATTTGCTGATACACAAAGCAGGGATTACCTTATAAAAAGATGTGCTGAAAGGGGAATATATCCTGAAGCGGCAACCAAAGCTGTTCTAAAAGGTGAATTTAATATTGATGTTCCCATAGGCTCAAGATTTTCTTTGGACACTTTAAATTACAAAGTTGTCGAAAAAATTTTACCAAAAATTTTTAAATTAGAATGTGAAACCGCTGGTACGGAAGGAAACCAACGGTTTGGAACGCTAATACCAATCGAATACATTGATGGTTTAACGAGCGCAGCAATTACAGAACTTTTAATCCCAGGTGAGGATGAAGAAGACACTGAAGTTTTAAGAAAAAGGTATTTTAACAGCTTAAATTCTCAAGCTTTCGGCGGCAACATCACTGATTATAAGGAAAAAGTAAATGCTATTCCAGGTGTTGGTGGTGTTAAGGTGCATCCCGTTTGGAACGGTGGCGGTACTGTAAAACTTGTAATTATTGATTCGACGTATGGTGTGCCGAGTTCGACGCTTGTAAGCACCGTTCAGACCGCTATTGACCCGATACCAAACCAGGGAAAAGGATATGGCATCGCTCCGATTGGCCACATAGTAACCGTTGAAGGCGTTACAACAACATCGGTAAACATATCGACAAACATTGCATATCAATCCGGTTGGACTTGGGCTGATATTAAACCTTATGTTTACAATACGATTGACGCGTATTTCCTTGAATTAGCGAAAGAGTGGCCTAACGAAGATAATTTAATCGTTAGAATTAGCCAAATTGAAACAAGGCTTTTGGACATTCAGGGAATCGTAGATATTGCTGACACGCTATTGAACGGTGTGGCACAAAATTTAGTTCTTGCGTCCGACAGTATTCCGGTAAGGGGTGAGGTTATTGGATAGAAATTTAATTGATTATCTTCCTGACGTGCTAAAAGAAGTCAGAGAATTAAAACTGATTCTCCAAAGCGAGCAAGTTGAAGTTGAAAGCTTGTGGGATGCGTTAGAAAAAGCATTGAATGACCAATTTGTCCTTGATTCGACCGAAAACGGCGTTTTAAGGTGGGAAAAAATTTTAAAAATTACACCAAAAGCAACAGATTCACTGGATGCGAGAAAGTTTAGGATTTTAACAAGGTTAAATGAGCAACTGCCTTATACAATGGCGATATTAAAGCAGCAATTAAACGCTTTGTGCGGTTCTGACGGTTATTCAATCAAGCTATACAACGATACTTATACTCTTGAAGTAAAAGTAAATTTAACCGCAAAGAGCAATTTTGAAGATGTGTCTGCCCTGCTTCACAGGACAGTTCCGGCAAACATAGTTATTGATTTGAAACTTCTTTGCAATCAGCATCTTACTCTTGCTCAATTCACGCATGAGCAATTGCATGCGTACACACACAATCAATTAAGAAATGAGGTATTGGTATAATGGCAAGTAAAACAACCAATTACAACTTAACTAAACCGGCAGCAGAAGATTTTTACAACATAGATGTGTTCAATGCAAATGCTGACATAATCGACACAGAATTGAAAAAAGTCAACAATAACAAAGTAGACAAAATAAGCGGTAAAGGGCTTTCAACAAACGATTACACCACTGAAGAAAAAGCAAAGCTGGCAGGACTTGAATTCGGCGCGCAGAAGAATGTTATTGAGAGTGTGAAAATAAATGGGACGCCTTTACCAATCACAGAAAAGGCCGTCGATATATCTATCACAGACAATTTGACAAGCACAGACACAAATTCTCCTTTATCAGCAGCGCAAGGTAAAATTTTAAAGGATTTATTAGACGGCCATATTGACGATAGTATTAGTACTGAAGCTGGGGCGCATGGATTGCGATGGTTTAATAATATTCTTCAGTTTTTCAATGGAACAGCCTGGGTTGAAATTAAAACTGGTGGAAGTGGAATTCCTCCTTCTAACGTAATAAATCCATCCATTCAGGTTGGTAATGGACAGCTTACAATTAAATGGACTGACCCAAACGATACAGTTGTTGATGGTCAAACAATTTCAACATGGGCAGGAACAAAACTTCTCAGAAAGGCTGGAAGCTTCCCAACTGATGAAAAAGATGGGGTTGTTCTTGTTGATAATAAAGTTAGGGGTGCTTATGCTTCCACTGGATTTGTAGATTCAGGGCTTACTAATGGCACAACTTATTATTATCAATTATTCCCTTATGATGATTTAGGTGCAGTCAATAAAAACACTGCAAACAGGCTTTCTGCTGCACCACAACCTTTTAAAATATTTGGTATTAGAATTGATTTAACAAACAGCAACCCTGCATCAGCAGTTACTTACACTGATGATGCTGTTGGGATGACGGCCGGTTCTTCCGCTTGGGATAGTATGCCAATATTCAAGGATATAAAGCCTTGTGTGCTTAAAAATGGTGTTGTTCAGTATTATTTGAACCCGTCCGATTTTACCAAGAAGGCTGATGGAAGTGCTGCTGATATAACGTCAGGTAATGATGGGGATGTAATGATTGAGATTCCAAAGACAGGATTCAGCATTACAACTAATGGTAATTACATTGATGTAAAGGTGACGGATAATCCAAACAACGCTGCTTTCAAATATTATGCACATTCCAGAGCTGCTGAAGGGGATAGGCAAAAGCTTTATATTGGTGCATACAAAGGTTATAAAGATGGTTCAAATAAACTTCGTTCTTTAAGCGGAAAAACACCAACTGTAAGCCAAACCATTGGAACATTCAGAACCCAAGCACAAGCTAATGGAAGCGGATATGGCATGCTTTCTTTCTATCCTCTAACATTGATACAATGCTTGTACTTGATTAAATATAAAAATCTTGATTCACAAACTGCACTTGGTCAAGGTTATACTGGCGGTTCTGCTGCACAATCCACTGGTGCAACAAATACTGCTGGAATGTGTTATGGTAGTACAAGCACAACAAGCAGGATAAAATTATTTGGAATTGAAGATTTTTGGGGCAATGTTTGGGAATGGATTGATGGACTGTTTTGTGATTCAAGCAGAAATATTAAAACTGCCTTCCAAGGCTTTAATGATACTGGGAACGGATACACAAGCAGAGGACAAGGGGCAACATCAGATATTAGTGGATATATGAGCAAACCACAAGGAACAAGTGAAGCAGGATTTATTGCAAAAGAAGTCAGCGGTTCAAACACAACTTATTTTGCGGATTATGCGGGTTTGTTTGCTGGCTGTTTGCCTGTTTTCGGTGGCGATTGGAGTTATGGTGCTGGTGCGGGTGCTTTTCTTCTTGGTGTGATTTGTTCTGCTTCGGATTCGGGTTCGAACGTTGGCGCGCGCTTGATGTATTTGTAAAATTTAATATGGGCAACCAATCAGGTGGGAAATACACATTAGATTATACGAATTTGTATACTGGCTATTTACCTATTTTCAGTGGCAATTGGAATAATGGTACTAATGCAGGTACTTTTCATCTTAATGTGAATTATTCTACTTCGAATTCGAATTCGAACATTGGCACGCACTAAATGTTTTAAAAACAATGTGCCTTGGTTGCCCTGCCTCTTGGCAAAACATAACAATCATTTAAGCTGTATTGGTAATCCAAATTGGGTGAAGGTTCGGCATTAAAAAACATCAATGGTATAGCAGAGGTGTTTTCATGAAAAGATATGGTAATTTATATTCCAAAATCTATGACATGGAAAACCTGAAGCTGGCGCATAAAAACGCAAGAAAAGATAAGTTATTTTATAAAGAAGTGCAGATGGTTGATTCTGATGAAGAATACTATTTGAAGCAAATTCAAGAAATGCTTATAAACAAGACCTATGAAGTCAGTGATTATGTTGTTTCAGTTATCAATGACAAAGGAAAAGAAAGGGAACTCTGCAAGCTACCATATTTTCCTGATAGAATTATTCAATGGGCAATTTTACTTCAAACAGAACATATTTTTCATGAAGTATTTACTGATTTCACTTGTGCATCCTTGAAAAATCGTGGTATTCACAGAGCAACTGCACTTCTTGATAAATATATGAAAGATAAACCTGGAACAGCTTATACTTTGAAGATTGACATAAGCAAGTTTTACCCACATGTTGACCATGAAATATTGAAAAAATTACTTCGTAAGAAATTTAAAGATAAAGATTTGCTTGAACTATTTGATAAAATCATTGAAAGTATTCCTGGCGGTGTTGGTGTTCCAATTGGTTCATATCTTTCACAATACCTTGCAAATTTTTATCTTGCATATTTTGACCACTGGCTTAAAGAAAAAATGGGTGTTCAATATGTCATAAGATATATGGATGATATTGTTATATTGCACCATTCAAAAGATTTTCTTCACTGGTTGAAACGGAAAATGGATGATTACCTGAAGAATGAATTGGAATTAAAAATAAAAGACAACTGGCAAGTGTTCCCCACTGGAATCAGAGGAATTGATTTCGTGGGGTATCGTCATTTTTATAGGTTTAAACTTTTAAGAAAAACAACTTGTAAAAGGTTCAAGAAAACCATGCTTTCAATAAAGAAGAAGGTTGAAAGCGGTAAACAAATGAGTTATAGGGATTGGTGTTCTGCAAATTCCTATAAAGGATGGCTGAAGTGGTGTGATGGGTTCAGACTGGCTGAAAAATACATTACACCAATTCAGCCATTTTTAGATGATTATTACAACACAAAAATTAAAGGAGAGAAGGTTGCATGAACATGAAGGATATGGGAATTGTGTTTGGAAGTGCTGAACAGGCAGTTCCTTTGGTTATTGGAAAAGATACTGTTTATGTTCATTCGGATATTCAACAGATTCTTGAAGATAAAGATGGGAAGCCTATCACTAACTTGTTCCAGTATCATGAAATTCAGTATGATAAAGATGAATATATCAAAGTTATGTCTGAAAAAAATAACAGCCTGGAACAGCAGCTTACAAACACACAGATTGCATTATGTGAAATCTATGAAGGGATGGTGTAATTTATGGCAAAGGTTTATGCTGATTTGATTAGAAAAGGGCTTAAAACCATTGATGATGTTCCTGAAAGAATTAGGGCTGAAGTTCAAGCAATTTTGGATAGTGAATCCAATGCTTAAACTTTTATTATTTTTTATGAGAAAGGATGTGGATATGATGGCAATTATTTATGCAACTTTGATTGTGAAGGGTAAGAAAACTTTTACTGAAGTTCCTGACAAAATCAAAGAGCAAGTAAGGTAAGTTTTAATTGACTTGGAATGTGAAGAACTGGCTGCTTAATAACAGATTCTTCAACCCCCCTCCTTGCAGTTATATGTGAGGGGGTATTTTTATTTCAGGAAGGGATGGTGGTATGATGACAGTTGAAGTTGCACTTTTAATTTCAGGTGTTTCAGTTGCTTTTGGTATTTTTGCGGGAATTTCTAATATAAAAAGAAATCAAAAAATTGATGATAAAAAAGATGCAACAGAAATGACAACAGTAATTGTAAAGCTTGAAAATATTGGTAATGGCATCACTGAAATCAAAAGCGAAATGTCAAATGTTAAAAATGACATCAAAGAGGACAGAGAAAGAATTATCAGGGTTGAAGAATCAGCAAAGCAAGCACACAAAAGGCTTGATACACTTGAAAAGTATAAAAGACCTGGTGATTCACATGAATAAATCAAAGAACAAGTTTTCAAAAGCAATTGTGGCAGCAGTGGTATTGTTAAATACAATTTTCACTGCTGCTGTTCTTTATGTGTTTTTAAAAGTTGGCAGTGAACCAATTACCTTGATTGGTGCTTGGTTTGCTTTTACCACTGGTGAATTGTGGATGCTTTCAAGTATTAAAAAGACCAAAGTTAATAAGAAGGATGGTGTAAATAATGAACAAAATTAACTGGAAACAAAAATTAACAAGCAGAAAGTTTTGGGCTGCTGCAATCGGTTTCATAACAGCATTATTGGTTGTTTTTGGCGTAAACGATATGACTATTGAGCAAGTAGTCGGGCTTATAACAGCAGCGTCCACGTTGATTGCCTATATTATAGGCGAGGGAATGGTGGATGCAGCAAGAATTAAAAATGAAGGTGATACAAATGAGTAATAGTCCACTCGTAACTTACGTTAAACTTTCGCCGAACAAAAATAGTCCGCGAAATCATGTAATTGACACGATAACTATACATTGCATGGCCGGCAATTGTACCGTTGAAGCTTGCGGCAATATTTTTGCTTCGCCTGCGCGTCAAGCGTCATCCAACTATGGCATAGGCAGCGACGGAAGAATAGCGATGTACGTCGAGGAAAAAGACCGTTCATGGTGTTCTTCAAACGCTGCTAATGACAACAGGGCAATCACTATTGAAGTTGCAAATGACGGGGGGGCAGAAACAGGCTGGCACGTTTCAGATAAAGCTATGGAAGCTTTGATAAATCTTTGCGTTGATATATGCAAAAGAAATGGTATTAAACAATTGCTGTGGAAAGCAGACAAGTCTTTAATTGGACAAGTCGACAAACAAAACATGACTGTACACAGATGGTTTGCTAATAAATCTTGTCCAGGTGATTATCTGTACAATAAACACGGCTACATCGCCGAAGAAGTAAATAAAAAACTTGGTACTGCAAACTTAAGTGCTGAATCGCCAATTTCCGACGAAATTAAAGTTGGAAGTAAAGTTATGGTAAAACCAGGCGCAAAAACGTACACCGGCGGAAATTTATCTGCTTTTGTGTATAAAACGACCTATGACGTCCTGCAAATAAATGGTGACAGAATTGTAATCGGCATTGGAAAAGCAGTTACGGCCGCAGTCAAAAAATCCGATTTAATATTAAAATAACCTTGTTACTAACTTGTCACTAACTTGTTACTAACCGCTATGTCCGAACCCTTTCTAACGAGTTCGGACAGTTCAACTAACCTTCAAAAATACTATATTTGTTACTCTTGTAAATTGAATAAATTCATGGTATAATAAAACTGTTGTATAATTTTATGAAATGGGTGTTTCAATGGCTGAAAAAGTAGTAAGTGTTAATACGATAGAGCAGGTTCAGGCACTTTTTGGCAAATACGATGAAAATGTAAATATGTTGCAAAAGCAGTATGGCGTGTCAATATTGGGCAGAGGCGGGGATATAAAAATAACCGGCGCTGATGAAAATGTGGAAAATGCTAAAAAGGCAATTGAAACTCTTTTAACTCTTACCGGGAAAGGAGA